TAACACCGGAACCTCCGGCTTTCTGTTTGGGGACACTGATGATGTAGACTCCGGCAGCTTGAAGGTAGACCATGCCACCAACATCATGTCTATGGCTGTGGCGGCAACAGATGTGTTCTCACTGTCCCCTACAGTCAACAAGTCAGCTAAGTCCTTCGAGGTTACTTCAGGGCACCTCACAGTTACGCAGGGTTCCTTATACCTTCCTAATTCGAATGGCGTAAGGATTTCTGACAACGTAGGTACACCAAGGACGGTGCTGCAGTTATACTCTGACAATAATGTCTACCTAGATGCACCTGGCTCAATCACACTTCGTACCAACGGATTTACCCCTGCCTTAACAGTGCTTCCCAATCAAGACGTATCCATACACAGCGGAAGCTTAGACATCGAAACTGGTGACCTTACGGTCGGCGGTGGTGGTAGCGGCGGTGGTAACATCGACGTTCATGCTGCTGGTCAAGATATCGATACACTTTGCCTCAACAACTCCGGTGCTTACGGCGTCGGTCAGGGTACTAAATCCTCATCCCTTATCTTCACTAGGGACGGTGGTGATCGTACTGTCGTCTCTGCGAGAATCGGTGGTGGTAATGCTGGTGAAACTACATCTAACGGTGGTGAACTCTTTATCGAAACAAAGGATGGATTAGGAGTAGAAACTCGCGCTCTTACTGTAGATTCCACACAGAATCTCACCCTGCACAGTGGTAACCTAGATGTAACTTCAGGTACTGTATCTGCTAGTGCTGGTGGTGTTGATACTACTGAGTTAAGTGTCTTCGGTGCAGGCTCCTATGTAAACTATGGAGACAGCGGCAGTACCCGTGTTAGTACTGGATTCAATCGTGGCACCAATAAGTTCGGCTTTTATAGTGGGCCTAATGGTTCTGGAAACCCTTGGATAGAGACTTCTTCTAACCTCGGTACTACAACCCTCACAGGATGGAGTAACGCGACCCACGTGTTCGCATCGGTGAATGGGTATGCCGCAACGTTTACCAAATCGGGCGAGGTTGATGGGCCCGCATACCATTTCTTTGGTAACGCAACCGGAGAGCATGGTCGAATCACTGTTCATACTAATGACTTTATGTATTTACAAACAGGGGCAGCGGCTACCACCGCGATCCAAATGTCAAGCACCCAAGATGTTACTATACCTAATGGTAGACTGACAGTCGCACAAGGTGCTACTGCAGCCTCCCTAAGTGTTGGGATACCTGCAGACTGCTGGACTCAAGGGACTGGTCAGGTTTTCACAACCACCGGAGCCTTGTTCTCCAACGGTTCCTATGCCACTAGCTTATTCAGTAATGGTTACCGCAACTCCAGCAGCGGGTTCACCTTCTTGGGGAACAATGGCTTCACGACAACCGCTTCTGGTATAGACCTGTACCCTTCGGGTGCTTGGAGTATACGAGGTGGAAGTCAAGTTGGCACTTCTATTGCTGAAGCTTTGGTTGGTGATGCTAACCAGAACATATCGGCAAAGGGTGCTTTCACTGTTAGTGGACTTATTACCGGTAGTGCTGGTCTGGATGTAACCGGACTTGTTACTGCAGATGATGGGCACTTCAAAGACCTTAACGTCGGCGACTCTAACTTATCCGCTTATGGGTATCCTGGGTTCTCTGACGTAATTATCGGTGACCCTGCGTACCGAGGTGGTCTTACGATTGTCTCTGACCCTGTAGCTGGCTTTGGCGCTGTTGCATTCTCTGATGGTACAACTGGTACAGACCGATACTCTGGTCTCATCCAGTTTGGACACGCAACAAACGAAATGGTCTTCTACTGTGGTGGTGGAACCCGTATGACTATTGACCCAGTGGGCGTTAATACCCCATTGAAGTACACTGTCAATGATCTGGGAGTACCCTATCACGTCTCCGCTGGTTACACCGGAGGTAAGATAACGGTCTCAACCACTACCCCAGTCAGTCCCACTAAAGGTGACATCTGGTTCGACACTACCGCTTAACCGCTAAGGATAACTCATGGCAGACTTAAAGATTTACAATGGTACGTCATGGGTTAAAGCTACGGCTAAGACCTACAATGGTTCATCGTGGGAAGATAAGATGAAGTTCCACGATGGATCGGCTTGGGTCGAGCTGTATGGCCCGAGGGTCTCCCCCTCTACGACTAACGTATTTAACTCTGCGAATAACACCTTCTGTAAGGCAGGCGTCAGGTATCTAGAAACTGGTGTCGAGTTCCAGTCTAATAACGTTGGTAACTTCAATTTGAGTAGAGGTAACTGGTTAGACTCAGGCACTTCTGATGAGGTATGGATACAAAGAGTAATCAACAGTGGAACCTTAACAGAAGATGGTGGGTCAGGAAGACTTCAACTCAGCACCGGCAGAACCTTCTCTGTCACTCAGATAGATGTAGGTGCTAAGGTGTGTGATCTCACATTTAACTTTTACGACGCTGCCTCTGGCGGCACCCTTATCGGATCAGCCAACGTTATACTGGCGGCTGAACATGCTTTCGATCCGGGCCCTAACATTTAACTCCAAACTCCCTACTAGTAGTAGGCACAGAGAAACGTAATGACTAAGCATTTAATACCACACGCAGCTGCACCCGTAGCTGCCAGTTCATGGGGTCTATCCATGGCGACCGTCGACACAGTAACAAGTATTATGGTCGCAGTAGTAGGCACGATAGCCGCACTGTACTCCATGTTCTGCCTATACAGCCAACGTAAAAGGGACAGACTCAATGACGATAAATAAGGAAAGAGCTACGGATGCTCTTCTAGATGAACTCCATGGCCTTCAGGCCCGAGCTCTTCTAGATGAGATCCGCAGGTGTAAGAGCGCAGGTGAGCCTATACCGCCCGCCCTGTTCGCTCAGGTCAATAAGTATCTTAAGGATAATGGCGTTGACCGCGCAGTAACCCCAGGTGATCCTACGTCTCTCTTAGCAGACGATGTACCTGTGTTCGACAATGTTCTATCAGGAGAATTCTGAACGCATGGCTGCTAAGAGGAAGTACCAGTCATGGGTTCAGAATACCACACATGAGAAGATGCACGATGACTTTCGAGTCTTCCTGTGGTGGCTCTGGAAGGAGCTCGGATTACCTGAGCCCACTCCCGCCCAGTATGAGATAGCCGAATGGCTACAGCATGGGCCAAAGCGCCGCATCGTTATGGCATTCCGTGGCATAGGTAAGAGCTGGATAACAGCTGCCTATGTTCTATGGTGCCTCATGCGGAACCCCCAAGAGAAAGTAATGGTAGTCTCGGCCTCCGAGTACAAAGCCATTGAGTTCTCTACCTTTACAAAGCAGCTCATATCTACCATGCCTACACTGAACTGGCTCCTCCCACGTAAGAGTGAGGGACAGCGAGACAGTACATTGGCATTTGATGTGGGCCCCTCACAGCCTGCTCAGGCGCCCTCAGTGAGAGCTGTAGGTATCGGTGGTCAGATGACAGGTGGACGCGCCACCAAGGTTATCTTCGACGACATCGAGGTACCCAACAACAGTGAGACTGAAGGTAAGAGAGAGAAGCTAGACCTCCGTGCCAGAGAAATGGGTGGAGCTATCTTGGTTCCCGGTGGACATTCTATCGGACTTGGTACGCCTCAGTCAGTACAGACTATCTACAATGGCTTCGAAGAACGTGGCTACTCCATAAGGATATGGCCCGCAAGGTATCCCTCTGAGACGCAACTGAGCGACTATGGAGAGCGTTTAGCTCCAGCCCTTGTCAAGAGACTAGGTGCTGACCAAACCCTCGTAGGAGAGCCTACAGACCCCTCTCGCTTCCACGAGGAGGATCTCAACGAACGTGAGGCTGAGTACGGACGATCAGGCTTCGCCCTGCAGTTCATGCTTAACACCACACTCTCCGATGCCAATAAGTATCCACTCAAGTTCCGTGATCTAGTTATCATGGACATTGACCGCGACAGCGCACCCTCTAAAGTCATCTGGGCCTCAGGGCCTAAGCAGATACTTGACGGGTTACCTAACGTGGGCTTGAACGGTGATCGATTCTACGGCCCTATGAACGCCTCTGAGACGTTCTTAGACTACGAAGGTAGTGTCATGGTTATCGACCCAAGTGGGCGTGGTAAGGACGAGACAGCGTTCTGTGTCCTTAAGCAGCTCCATGGCTTCCTTTACCTGCGAAGGTGGGGTGGCATGATAGGTGGCTACGACGCACCGACACTCAAAGCCCTAGCGCATATCGCTAAGGAAGAGAAGGTCAACCATGTGATCGTCGAGGGCAACTTCGGTGACGGCATGTTCAACAGTCTGTTCAGTCCCGTCCTGAGTATCATACACCCCTGCAAGCTTGAGGAGTATAAGGTAACAGGCCAGAAGGAACTGAGAGTCATCGATAAGTTAGAACCTGTAATGAACCAGCATAGACTCATAGTGGATAAGTCCCTAGTCGAAAGACAGATGGATGATGTCCCAGAGGATGCAGGTGACCGTAAGAGGTTCTACAATGGCTTCTACCAGCTTGCGTACATGACCAAGGATAGAGGTTCCCTCAAGCAGGATGACCGTATAGATGTACTAGCAGAGGCTGTAGGATACTTTACGGAGATGATTGACAGGGATACTGATAAGGCCCATGCCCGGTCTAAGGACAAGGCGATGGATAAGGAGCTACACAAGTTCATGAAGGCCGCCAAGGCT